GCAAACTGCAGGTCTTGTGGCTAGAACTGCTCAAAATGCATCAGATATTGCTGCTGCTAGACTCACTCTTTGTGGCGATGAGAACCATCCAGGTATTGTCAGTGAGGTCGGTCAGTATATTGATGGCAAATACGTAAGCACTATTATTAACCAAGATGCTAATGACGTAAAGATAAAAGCTAGTAAAGTTGATCTCGGCAATTATGCTACAGTTCAACAGCTAGAGGCTAACTATGTTAAAGCGACGGAAGTTGAATCGATAATTACTAGAGCCGAAACAGCTATAATTAATGATTTAAGTTCTTCTGAATCTCAGATCAGTGAGCTTTATGCCGGCGATACGTATTTCGACAGCACTACAGTTAACACCGCTACCATTGGTGAGTTATATTTAGGATCTGGTCAAGACGTAGTGAGCGTTTCTGATGGTATTAAAGATGTTCAAATAGTCGGCCCGACAAATAATGTTTATAAACTGCAGTATAAACGATTCTCAGATGCTACTTGGCAAGATGCTTCTGTAACTTTTAGTCGAGCCACCTCTTTAACAAGCGCATATGGGGGTGGCACATTAAAAGTTGGCGCTTATCCTCAAGATGCGGTTAATACCTATAGGAATACTTATAGATTTGCGGACGTCCCGCCTAGTGATGTCACTTGGGATGGAAGCACGGCGTCTATTCCGATTAAAGTTACGCTTAATGAGGAAGAAACCGTCCATGATACTGGAAGGCGTCTTGAGATTAATTTCAGTGATAAATATGCCGAATGGAGTGCTGCCGGTTGGCGTGGTGCAAAACTTAGTATCAATCAAGAAGAGAAAGAGATTAGCATCACAAATCAAGGAGATATTACTTCTGCGGCCATTAGTGCTGTACCGAGTATCATTTACAATTCCACGACCCATACTTATACAGCCACTGCTACAGCCAAAGCTAATGCTATCACAATGGACGTTAATAGCGTTGTGGGTAATGACCAGGCTTATCAAGATGGCGTGATATATGGGGCATCGACCGGATATGCTGCAGCTAGACTGTCAATAGACGCTACTAACTCTAAAATAGATATTACCAATACTGGTGATGTCACTTCGGCAACTATTGGAGTTACTGCAGGTATTAGCTATAACTCATCGACTCATACCTATACCGCTACAGCTACTGCTGACGCCAATGGTACTGATATGGTCACCAACACAGCTACTGGCGGTACTGAGGCCTATCGAGCTGGCTATAACGCTAATAATACTGCTCGACTTAGCACTTCTGGCAAGACTCTTGGCTATGGAGAGTCGGTAACGGTTACTGCTCAATACATGACTTACGATGGCGATATTATTAACACCAGCAGAACCGCTACATTTGTAGGCCCAGCTGATAGATATTCTCAAGGTCAGACTGCTGCAGGTTTGAGCATTAATGCTTCTAACCATACTATTAATAGAGCAACTTCATCAGATACTAAATCTGTGGCCATCACTCTTGATATTGGTGCCAGTAATTGGAGTGATGAAGATGGTATGTGGGTAGCTCCAGTAACTGTTAAAGCAGATAGCACAGTTATGTATTCTCAATATTGCGTTACGGAAGCTCCCCCAGCGAATGCATATGACTCAGGATGGTCTCTTGGATGGGATCAAGGATATACTGCTGGATATAGAGATGGCAGTGGTGGACAAACGCCATCTACACACTATACTGCTGTTTCTGCCAAACGTGCATCTACTCTTACTTTGTACAGCCAAAATAAGATGTCAATGGCCAGATATATTGATAGCGAAGATCGATATGTGAGTGCCGGATATCACTATTGGTATTATTCAGAAACTAAAGGATTCGAGACATTGTATGCTCGTTCATGAAAGGAGAACTAAATGGAAACTAAGTACACCATACTTACTAAAATCATTTCATCGCTTAATCAAATCCAGGTATCTGGAGCAAACAATTTAAATAATCTGTTGTTCGCAATTAAAGCATCGTCAAATCTCGTTGATATTCTAAAAGAAGAAGACGCGGCAGTACAAAAAGAGCTTGAAAAAGTGTCAACAACCGAGTCAACAATAGAAGCTACAAAACCTGAAGATATTTAAAAAGTCACCAATAAACGTATGTTTAATAGCGACTTTTTGGTGCACCCAACAGGATTCGAACCCGTGGCCTTCTGATTCGAAGTCAGATGATAGAGCTAAGAAAAACTTTATTAAATTAGTACTACTGTCAACAACTGCGTCAACAACAGAAAATTAATGTGCTATCAATTTAGCTGATCTGTGATTTGCTTACGTTCTTCTAGGTCGGTTGATTGATAGTACTTTTTTGTTGTCTCATAATCAGAATGCCCAATTAAAGCCGCCTTGTCTCTATCGGCTCCAACCGCCTTTTTGATCTTATTAGAGTACGTGTGACGAGCTGAATATGGAACTTTCCCTTCTATACCAAGGCGTTCCATTAACGGACTGAATACATGCTTTCTAAAATACGACTCACTCATGCAGCTAGCTTTTCCGTCATTCTTAGAATACTTTGGAAACAGATATTCTGAGTCAGGACAGTCTAGCCGTTCATGAATGATCCAAGAGATCTTAGGAGGAATAGTGACGGCGCGATCCTTACCAGCTTCGGTTTTACTTCCTCCTACGAACCACTCTACACCATCTTCAAAATGGAAGTCAGACTTGGTCAGATTAAGGAATTCGCTTGGCCTATAACCTAGATAGCATAGTGCATAGATATATTTGGCATAGAACTCTGTATCAAATGCCTTCTCTATGATTTGAAGCTCTTTCTCAGTTATAGGCTCACGACTGGTTGTAGGATCGTTTCCAGTATAGAGATTTTGTGCAGCATTAATGGTTATCATTTGCTCGTCAATAGCATACTTGAAAAGCAGATTAGCTATGACTTTCATAAGCTGCTTAGTTCGTTTTCCAGCAGGACATTTGTCGATGCATTCCTGAAGACGTCTAGCAGTGATCTTATCGATCTTAACGCCCCACAGTGCTTTGTAATGATTAAAGACGCCATTGTAGCCATCCATAGAATGCTTCTTAATCCTATCGCTGTATAGTTGCTTCCAATCAGCAAAGATATTGCTAAAAGATTTGGCTGCTTTCACATTAGGATTCTGCTGCATCTCTGAAGCGTATTTAAGAGCTTCTGTCTTTGTAGTAAAACCGCCTTTATATTTGAACAGCAACTTTCGTTCACCATTGGAATTTACTGTAATTCCAGTAGTAATCCTAACTGTATAGGTTCCATTCCTCTTATAGATGCACCCCTCTCCATTTGCTCGTTTCTTCTCTACAGTTTTATCCCTATGAAGCTTCTTTCCGCAGTACATGCAGAAGTTAGATTCATCAGGGATTTCTCTTTTACATCGACTACAAATCATTTCAATTCCTTTCTGGGAGGTGTTTCCAATGGCCGATAAAATTCCGGTAAAAGAACTCTACCCATACCTCGAGATGATGCTTAAAGAAAAATGGGGATACATTTGGGGAACCGCTGGAGTTATGTGGACCGAAACAAAGCAAAAGAATCTTGCGAAAATGTACAGCGATGACGACCCTAATCGTGGAATGGGTGTTAAGTACGGAGCTAAGTGGATTGGTCACATGGTTACGGACTGTAGTGGGGTTATGGTTTATATTTGGGATAAGTTCGGTCTTAGTATACCACATGGCTCCAACTCTATAGCTGATAATAAGCGCTATACAGGAGAAAAGACTAAGACTCCGAAGCCTGGCTATGCTGCGTTTCAGCTAAGTAGTAGTGATAAAAATGATGAGCGGCATATTGGTATCGTAGGACCTGACGGCAAAACAGTCTACGAAGCCAAAGGGACTAAAGCCGGTTTCGTTACCTCTGATGCTAGTAAATGGGACTACTTCGCCCCTTTCACTCAAGTAGATTATACAGAAGAACAGGAGATAAAACCAGTGGAACAATACTTTGCAGTTATTACTGGTGATAAGGTCAGAATTCGCTCTGGCCCAGGTGTTAATTTTAAGAAGATCGGAGAAGTTAACAAAGGCGATATTGTTACAGTCTTTGCTGAAACTAATAATTGGGTATTTGCGGACTTTAATGGTACTCAGGGATATATTTATTCTCAGTATGTTGAGATGACAGCACATTATATACCTGTGACTGAGGAGGATCATAAAGATGAGACGGTTACCCTGAAGCTTCCTAAAGAAATGGCACTTACATTTGAAGATATTATAGCTAAGGCCTTGAAGGAAGGGCTGAATTAATGATGGAATTCATGAGAGCTAATTGGGGATGGATGCTTAGCTTTAGCACATTCTTAATCGGCATATGTACATATATTTATGTTCGTATTCACGCCCTACAGCTAGGCATCCAAGCATTACTTAGAGCCCAGATGATCAGCGAGTACTATAAGTATGTAGAGAATAAAGTTGTCCCTCTTAATGTCAAAGACAATTTTGAGAACCTTTGGGTTCAATACGAGAAACTTGGAAAAAACGGAGTAATGTCATCGATACACTCGGAGTTCATGAGTTTTCAGACAAAGGTGATGAATTAACTTGCTTGGAGTAATTAATGATATCCTCACATACATTGGCCTTGGCTGCGTTGTGTGTACTGTTCTTTTTGTCATTATTGGATTGAGGAGATGGTAACATATGAAATTCTCTAACGAAGTCTACGACACGCTTAAATGGATCGCTCAGTATCTGCTTCCGGCTCTCGGAACGCTGTATTTCGCTCTTGCGAACATCTGGTTCCTTCCATGCGGCGAACAGGTCGTAGGGACGATCACTGCGATCGATGCATTCTTAGGAGTTCTGCTGGGCATTAGCACGGCAAACTATAACAAGGAGCTCACTGGAGAAGGAACAGAGACTCCTGGTGTTTGATAACTCTATTCGGAATTCTTTGAAAAAGTTTAGTGGTTTGAACTCGTGCCAAAGAATTCAAAATGGAAGTTTATCTGCAGTCCTTCATACTTATCGACGTGAGGCAGGGTTGCGAAAAGGTCTCACACTCCACATTTGTCTGAACAAACACCACCTCGTTTCGTCAACCCTGCTTTACTTTATAGAAATTTACTTGCCGGAGGTAATGGATGGTTATAGTCAATGAAGACGGGTCTATTTGCATCTCTAGAGGAGACACCGGCGAGATCGTAATCGACTTTGAAGAAGATATTCCTATGGATGGCACTAAGTGCGTCTTTACAGTTAAGAAGTACCTGACATCTAAGCATACTTTAATCGAGAAGACTGAAGATATTTTAGATGGGTCAGTCACTTTTAAGCTTACTGCAGACGACACTAAGGATCTTCAATTCGGAGAATACTGGTGGGACATTAGACTGTTCTATGAAACAGATGCCGTAGTTAGCCCGTTCTGCCATCCTATGACATTCCGAGTAACGAGGGTGAGTGGAAATGACCTGTTGTTGTGATAATAAAAAACTGTCCGTCAAAATTCATGGCGGAGCAGTAGCAGAACATGTTCCAATCGACTTGGAATTGACTATAGATTCCATTACCTATTCTACCTTCTGGCCAATAGAACCGACTGAAGAAAACCGTGTCTATGGATTTGGTTTTGATCCTAGTGACGGTCATGTGGTTCGGATCTTTAATGACCGTGGCACATATTCGGTACAGGAGTATCTAATTCATGAATAGGCTTAAGTATTTAGTCGACTTAATAACTAGAAAAACTGGCTTAGACATTCCTTCTATACTTAATTACGATCTTCGAACTGGAAACATTAAATACCACGATACTCACTATTTGGCTTACGCTAATGGTGGCAAACAATGGCTTTGGGATACTTTTAATTTTTGCTGTGACGTTGTGGAGACTACTAACGATGTGGATCCATCAGAACCCTAACCCACTAGCATCTCATGTTGGTGATTGTGTCGTTAGGGCGTTAAGTATTGTTCTTGGATATTCTTGGGAGCGAACCTACATCGAGCTTTGCATTCAAGGTCTACTAATGGCTGACATGCCTAGCTCAAATGCTGTATGGGGAGCTTATTTAAAGTCTAAAGGATATGAACGATCTTCAATTCTGAACACTTGTCCAGATTGTTACACAGTAAGGGACTTCGCTAAAGACCATAGAGAAGGCGTATGGATATTAGGCACTGGCACTCATGTAGTAGCGGTGGTTGATGGACATTACGTCGACGATTGGGATAGTGGCGACGAAGTCCCTGTTTTTGTTTGGAGGAAAAATTAAATGGCCAATTCTTATCAACCTTATAACCCGTGGGGACCTCAAGCATCTAATGGATTAATGACTCCTAATCCTACTTATCAGCAGTCTTACGCTCAGAGACCTTATGCTCCTGTATCTGGAGCTATTCCGCAGTACTATCAGGCTCCACAGCCTAGTATGCCTCAGCAGAGCAATAGCGGAATCAATTGGGTCCAGGGTAAAGAAGCTGCTAAGGCGTACTCTCTCAAACCTGGCGAGACAGCTATCTTAATGGACTCTGATTCGAATCACTTCTACATTAAGAGCGTTGATGCATCAGGTATGCCGTATCCGATACGTACTTTCACATATGCAGAAGAAGCTGAAGAGCATAAAGAAGACACTCGTCAGAGTGGAGCTCCTGATATGAGCAAGTACATTACTAAAGAGGATTTCGGACGCATGCTTGAGGAGTATTTAGGTCCTTCTAAAAAGGATGGTAAATAATGAGTACGGTATTTGATATTGTCAATAACCAGTATCGAGTACCGCCCTCACAACAGCCTAATCCACAAATTCAAAATGGAAGTATGATGGGCCGTTTGCAGCAGTTCGCTGGTACTTTAAACGGTAATCCAGAGGAGATAGTACGTGGACTCCTCAAAAGTGGACGTATGTCCCAGCAGCAATTTAATCAGCTTAGTCAACAAGCTTCTCAGATCCAACAGATATTTGGATTGAGATAGTTTAATGAAACGGTAGAAGCCCTAACCGTGTTATTTCTGGATCCATCCTAGCGGACATTAGGACGATCTGGATAACTGTCGCTATTACTATGATAAGAAGGAGTGCACGTTATAGTATGTACGAAAATGGTATGAGTCCTGCAGATGTTGCTGCAGTTATGAACCATAATAACGGATACAATGATGGTATGGGCTTCGGTGGCGGTGCCTGGTGGTGGATCATTATATTGTTCCTGTTCGGCATGAATGGCGGATGGGGATTTGGTAATGGCTTTAATGGCACTGGTTCCGAAGTTCAGAGAGGTTTCGACCAGAACGCTGTCATGAACGGCATCAGTGGTCTTGG